CATATCCTCATCCTCCGCTTAAGCGTCGGCATCGAGCAGCGCTCGCCTTTGCTGCCCAAGCGTCGAGTGATGTCTCGCATCAAGGTCGTGTCGTACCTGGGTACGCCGGCGACAGCCCAGAGCAAATGCAAGGCGCTCTTCGGCTTCGCTGACAACGCGCGCCACGGCCGCCCTAATCATCGGCAATCGGCATCGTAGAAAGCCCGTCTATGCGTGTTCAGTCCCACCCCCCTGTTTCCGGAGCGCACTCGCCCCGGGCGCACCACGGCCTTCGGCAGTCCCAACGCGCGGCCTCCTCGCACCAGAAAATTAAGGGACCGTTGAAATCGCTTGATCGCACGCGGGTCGGATGCCGCCCGACATTTATCTAGCGTCAGAAGCCCAAATTCATGCATCGGCCGAGGTTTGAGGGGATGGAACCGGGATTTCGGCATGGATGACGATCTGATTTCGATCTCGGAAGCTGCGCGGAAAATCGGTCTTAACAAAAGCACCCTGATCCGCCAGGTAAAGAGCGAAAAGATTAGGTCTCACAATGGGAAGGTGAGACTTTCTGAAGTGCTCGAAGACCGTGCCGCCAACATCGAAGAGGCCATAGGCGGTGGCGTGAAGGCGAGCCTAGGCGCCGAACCGATGCATGCATCGGTGCATGCATCGACCGATGATGCGGCTAACGGCGACATCGACGATGACGCTCAAATCATCGTCGACGGCGAGGCGATGCCCATCGGCAAGGCCAAGGCGCTCAAGGAAACCTACCTCGCCCGGCTGCGAAAGCTCGAATTCGAGACCAAGAGCGAGCGCCTGATCGACGCCGACACCGCAAAGAAGATGGTCTTCGAATTATCGCGCGCAGACCGGGATGCTTGGACGAACTGGCCCGCCCAGGTCAGCCCGCTAATCGCCGCCGAGCTTGGGGTTCCACTGGTCGCGCTGGCGGTGATTTTGGAAAAGTATGTCAGACAGCACCTCAGTGAACGCGGCGACCCAACGCTACGTTGACCAGGCGCGGACGCTCACGAAAGCCGCTTGGTGCGAAGGTCAGACGCCAGAACCGAGCCTCACGGTCAGCCAATGGGCGGATCAGCATCGCTTTTTGTCACAGAAGGCGGCCAGTGAGCCTGGGAGGTGGCGCACCGACCGGACGCCGTATCTGCGCGAGATCATGGACGCGCTGTCGCCGTCCTCGCCGATCCAGCGAGTTGTCTTCGAGAAGGGCGCTCAGATTGGAGCGACCGAATCGGGGCTGAACTGGATCGGGTACGTCATCGACCAAGCGCCCGGTCCGATGCTGTCGGTTGCGCCGACGGTCGATATGGCGAAGCGCTATTCGAAGCAGCGCATTGCGCCGATGATTGAAGAGAGCCCAGCGCTTCAGAATCTAGTTGAGGACCCCAAGTCCCGAGATAGCGGCAATACGGTTCTGGCGAAGGAATTTCCCGGCGGCGTGCTGGTCATGACCGGCGCTAACAGCGCAGTCGGACTCCGGTCGATGCCGGCGCGCTATGTGTTTCTCGACGAGGTGGACGGATACCCCGGCGACGTCGACGGCGAAGGCGATCCAGTCGCGCTCGCTGAGGCTCGAACTCGAACCTTTCAGCGGCGCAAGATATTCATGGTCTCCACGCCGACGCTCGCCGGTCGATCCCGCATCGACCGCGAATTCGCTAAATCGGATCAGCGGCGTTTCTTCCTGCCGTGCCCGCACTGCCAGCACTATCAGACGCTTAAGTTCGAGCAGCTGAAGTGGCCGAAGGGCGAGGCCGCTCAAGCCTCGTACTGGTGCGAGGAGTGCGGCTGCGAGATTGGCGAACAGCACAAGACAGAGATGCTGCGCCGCGGTGAGTGGCGCGCAACCGTAGAAAGCGACGGTCGGACCGTCGGCTTCCATCTTTCCAGCATGTACAGCCCGGTAGGCTGGATGTCTTGGGTCGAAATCGCACAGCGATGGGAAGCGGCGCAGGGTGATCCTGACCTCCTCAAAGAGTTCATCAACACCGTTCTGGGTGAAGTTTGGACCGAAGAGGGCGAGCAGGTCGACTGGGAGCGCGTTTACGAACGCCGCGAGACTTGGCAGCAGGGCACATTGCCTCGGGGCGTGACCCTTCTGACCGCCGCCGTTGACGTCCAGGCCAGTCCAGCCCGTCTTGAACTCCACGTCTGGGGCTTCGGTGAGGGACTGGAAAGCTGGGCGATCGACCGCAGGGTGTTCTACGGCCCGGCCGACGATCCGAAAACATGGTTCGGTGTCGAAGCCGCATTGCAGGATAGTTGGACCCATGCGTCCGGCGTCGACCTTCGGATCGATGCACTCGGCGTGGACACTGGCGACCAAACGACTGCCGTCTACGCATGGATATCAAAGCAGGATCAGGGCCGCATCTTCGCGCTCAAAGGCAAGAGGGGCTTCGAGGTCAACGCGCCGGTAGCGACGCCGACCAACATTCCGTTCGGCAACCGAAAAAAGGCCGTCCAGCTTCGAAGCGTTACCGGCGACGTCTTCAAGGCCGAGCTCTATCGCTTCCTCACCCTGTCGCGTCCAACCGATGAAGAGTTTGCGGCAGGGCAGGGATGGCCTCCGGGTTACGTCCACATTCCCGATTATCTGGACGCGGAGTGGTGCAAGCAGCTCGTAGCCGAGCGACGGGTCAAGACGAAGTCTGGCCGATACGAATGGAAGAAAGAGCATCAGGCCAACGAAGCGCTCGATTGCCGGGTCTACAGCCGCGCTGCGCTGTGGGTCTTGGGTGCTGCAGGCTGGAAGGCGCTGAAATGGCGCGCGCTGCGCGAAGGCCGCGGTCTTGATGTTGATGCGGAACAGCAAGCGGTCGAGACGAAAGCCAAAGCCAACAAGTTTGCCAGCCTCGCGGCTCGCCTGAATAAATAGGATCCAATTCACCATGGCCTTCGACAAGTTGCGCAGCCTTATCGGGTTGGCGCCAGCGAAGCCTGTTGTCTCGTCAGAATACATGAAGGGCGAGGCGTCGCCGTTCTTCTTTAACTGGCGGCCGGCGCTGCGCGACACGCGCGACGACGTGCGGCAGGGCTACATGATTGCGGCAGCCCGCGCGGTCGACGCCATCCACAACTCGGGCTGGCTAGCCGGAGCGATCAACCAGTCCATCGCATCCACGATGGGTAATGGACTGCGGCTTGCCTCGAAGCCGGATGCCGCGGTCCTTGGCTGGAGCCAGGAAGAAGTTGACGACTGGTCGCAGACGACAGAGCGAGCGTTCGAAGCGTGGTCGATGAATCCGATGGAGTGCGACGCCCGCGGCGTGCAAACGCTCGGCCAGCTCGCGCGGGCGGTCATGATGTCCTACTACAGCCACGGCGAGGCCTTGGCGCTGCTGCCGATGGTCAACCGGCGATACGCGTCAACTCGCACGAAAGTAAAGCTGATCCCGCCGCACAAGCTTGTGCAGGACTCGGACGGCAACAAGATGTTCCAGGGCGTGACGATGGACGGCTGGGGCATGCCAGTGTCCTATCGGATGTCGCTCCGCGTAGACCAGATGTACGAGCGCCCCCTTGACATTCCGGCGCGTGACGGCGCCGGTCGACCTCAGGTGATCCACGTATTTGACGGTGGCGCCGAGCAGGTCCGCGGCATTACGCCGATGGCGCCGGCGTTGCGGATTGTCCGCCAGTTCGATCAGTTGGCCGATGCAACTCTGACGTCCGCTTTGATTCAGGCGATTTTTGCTGCAACGATCGAAAGCGAGGCCCCGACCAGCGATGTGCTGGCGGCTTTGCAGGATGAGGACGAGCAGGGGGTTGCGCCGACCGGCAGCATGGCTGGCCTGCTCAGCGCCAAAGCAGGTTGGTATGAGAGCACGAAGATAGACCTCGGCCGATCCGGCAAGATCGCGCATCTCTTCCCCGGCGAAAAACTGACCTTCAACGGTTCGAAGGCGCCGAACGACACTTACGAGGCGTTCGCAAAATTCTTGCTCCGCGAAATCGCGCGTTGCCTGGGTATGACGTTCGAGACACTGACCGGGGACTACACGGCGGCGACCTATTCGTCTGTCCGGATGGCGACAAGCGAACTCTGGCCGATGATCGTGGCGCGTCGGGTCAATATACCTGGTCGCTTCTATCAGATGGTCTACGAAGCTTGGCTCGAGGAAATGATCGAGACTGGCCGCGTCAAGTTCAAGGGCGGCTTCTACGAATTTCTCAATAAGCGAGAGGCGATCAGTCGTGCCGAGTGGCGCGGTCCGCCGAAGCCGCAGGCCGACGATCTCAAGACGCAGAAATCCCATGAGGGCTACAAGCGCATGGGCATCATGACGGATGAGATGATTTGCAACGACCTCGGCGTCGACGTCGAAGATGTCTATCGCCAGCGCGCTGCCGAAAAGAAGATGCGCGCAAAGTACGACCTGCCGGACGGAGACACGATGACTGAGGCGCAAGACGAAGCACTGGTCAACGGCCTGCTCAATAACGATGGTGGCAAGGATGGCGGTTGATTTCAGCGATCCTTGCGCCCGCTATGCCGCGCTTCGCGACGCTTATTACAATCTTATCAGCGGCGGTGCTGAGACCCTCATTCGTTACAAGGGCCCGGAAGGCGAGCGTGAAGTTCGCTTTCAGGCAGCCAACATCAATTTTCTCCGGTCGGAAATGCAGAGCGCGCAGGCGGAATGTCTCGCTCTGACAAGCGGCGTCAATCCCAATCGCAGGTTTGCCATTCGAGGAGGCTCGCGCCGCTCGGCAGTGACGCAATCCGACTGGTGGACCGTATGGGGACAATTCCAGCCATGACTCAACTCGCCCACATTGCGGATCGCGTCCTTAACCGGCCGCTGATGATCCTACCCGACAAGCTGTCACTCATCGCTTCGGTGCTTGAGGGGCGGATCGGTATCGATGCGGCTGGCCTCAAGCCCGATGCGGACATGGCGCTGCCGGACGCGTCGCGGTTCGTCGGATCTTTCGAACAGGACGCCGAAGGCAAGCGCAAGGCCTATCGCACCACCGCCGACGGCGTTGCGGTCATCCCAGTGATCGGTTCGCTGGTAAACCGTGGTGGGTTTTTGCAGGCTCTGTCCGGCATCACCAGCTATGAGAACCTGAAGTTCCAGATCGCTGCCGCGGCCAAAGATGACGCGGTCAAGGCCATCATTCTGGATATGGACAGCCCTGGTGGCGAAGCGGTCGGGGCATTCGAGACCGCCGACGTCGTGCGAGAAGCTGCCCAAATCAAGCCCGTGTACGCGATGGCAACGGGTCTGTGCTGCAGCGCGGCCTACGCGATCGCCAGCGCCTCCACCAAGATCGTCACCAGCCGATCGTCGGTGATCGGGTCGATTGGAGTTGTTCTGCTCCACGCTGACTACAGCCACGCTCTGCACGAGCGCGGCGTGGTGCCGACGCTCATTCACGCCGGTAAAAAGAAGGTCGACGGGACCCCCTATAAACCGCTGACAGAGGATGTGAAGGCCTCGCTCAAGGCGGAGGTCGAGAATTTCAATTCGCTGTTCGTCGCCACGGTAGCGGAGGGGCGGCCGTCGCTCACCGCGGAAGCCATCCTGGCAATGGAGGCGGGTACCTACATCGGAGCCGACGCGGTCGCGGTCGGTCTCGCCGATGCTGTCGGCAGCTTTGAAGGCGTGCTCGCCGATCTCTCCGGCCGGACGGCCAAAACAACCCCCACAAAACCACGAGGTAGACTGATGACTGACCAGAACGTGATCGCGCGCGCCGAACATGATGCCGCGCTCGCTGCAGTGCGGAACGAAGCTGCGACTGCGGCAGCAACAGCAAAGACCGTCAGCGACGCCGCGATTGCGGCGCGTGCCGACGCCGTTACGGCCGAGCGCACCCGCATTCAATCCATCTTGGCTCTCGAAGAATCCAAGGGACGGGAGACGCTGGCACTGCATTTCGCGACCGGCACCGACATGACAGCCGACGAGGCCAAGGCGGCGCTCACAGCCGCCGCCAAATCGACGGGGACTCGCGCTGGGGACGGCTCGCTCGGTCTATCGCTCGGCGGCGATCAGCCGGCTGCGGGTGGCGAGGCCATTAGCTGGGATGCCGCCCTCGAACGTCGCGGCATGAAGGTCGTGAAGTAAACATCGGTCGAGCGTCCGCCCGGCTGACCTGAAACCCACTCCAAACGGAGAAATCTCAATGGCTGCTCTTCTCGAAGCCCGTCACCCGGGTGAGTTCATTCTTTCCGAGGCCGACGGGCATCTTTCCCGCGAAAACGTGCCGATCGGCGTCTCTCAGACCATCTTGGCCGGCACCGTCCTCGGTGCGGCGCCGATCGTTGCCAGCGAAACGTCGTCGATCGTTGTGGGGACCAACACCGGCAACGGTGTTGCGACCCTGGCAAACCCGGCGACGTCGCAGGCCGCCGTCGACGGCGACTACCTGCTGACGTGCACCGCCGCGGCCGCAAATGCCGGCACCTTCAGCGTCCAGACGCCGGACGGCCGCGAGATCGGACCGCTCACGGTCGGTGTCGCGTTCAACAAGGAGATCAAGCTGACTATCGCCGACGGTGCGACGGACTTCGCGGTCGGCGACAGCTTCAAGGTCCGCGTCGGCATCGAGAACCCCGGCGACATGACGTTCGGAGCCCTCAACCTGACCGGCACCGACGGCTCGCAGAACGCGGCGGGCATCGCGATCTATCCGGCGGTGACCGACGGTTCGACCACGGTCAAGATCGCGGCGATGGTGCGCCTGGCCGAAGTCAATGCCAAGTGCATCGAGTGGCCAGTAGGCATCACCGCGGCACAGAAGGCCGAGGCGATCGTGCAGCTCGCGCGCAACGGCATCCGGTTCCGCGACGTCGGCTGATCCACCTCTCAATCTGGATTGATCCACCACGGCAGCGCATTCGGCGCTGCCGTTTTCGTTTCACCCTTCCGTAATCGAAAGGACCAACAACCATGTTGGACATCTTCAATAACAATGCGTTCGGCGTGGTTAGTCTCACGGACGCGATCAACAAGCCGCTGTTTCAGCCCGGTCGCCTCGGTCAGATGGGCCTCTTCAATGAGCGGGGCGTCACCACCACCACGATCGCGCTCGAGGAAAAGGACGGCAACCTGATCTTGGTTGCGCCGACCCCGCGGGGCGGTCCGGGCAATACCCTCGGCAAGAACAAGGCGACCGCTCGCCCGTTCATCGTTCCGCATTTCGAGATCAACGATGCGATCTATGCCGACGAAGTCCAGGGCGTTCGCGCATGGGGCACCGAAAGTCAGCTCATGACCGTGCAGGGGATGGTGGCGGATCGTATTGCCATCCATCGTCCGTCGCACGAAGTGACGCTGGAATATCAGCGCATCGGTGCGGTGATCGGTCTCATCACATATGCTGATGGATCCACCACCGACCTGTTCGCCTCCTTCGGCATCTCCCAGGACGCCGAGATCGACTTCAATCTCGACGCGGCCTCGCCCGGACCGGGCGATCTTCGGAAAGCCGCCGCCGCCGTTATCCGCCAGGTTTCGACCAACCTTGGCGGCATTCCGTTCTCGGGATTGCAAGCGCTGTGCGGCGATAACTTCTTCGATGCGCTGTTGGCGCACGTCGAGGTGCGCAACACGTTCCTCAACAATCCGGCCGCGGCCGAACTGCGCAAGGCCTACATTCACAACGGCATGTCCTACGGCTCATTCGAGTTCGGCGGCATTCTCTGGGAGAACTATCGCGGCGCGGTGGGTGGCACCCAATTCATCAACACGAACAAGTGTCACATCTTCCCGACAGGTGCTCCGAACCTGTTCCGTACCTACTTTGCGCCGGCGGACTACGTCGAGACCGTCAACACCGTCGGCCAGCGGATGTACCTGAAGCAGTACCGGATGGAGAACGACAAGGGCATCAATCTGGACAGCCAGATGAACGCGCTGTCGCTCTGCACCCGGCCGAAGGCGCTGATCAAGGGCAAGCTGACCTGATCCGTCAGAATCCAACGATAGAGCTCGCCGATGGCCAATCCGTTCTCAGCCCGGGATAATCGGGTTTCGGGCGCGATCGACCGTGCTTTCGGCGAGCTGTTCACGTTCGAGGCTTTCAAGCCCGGTGATGATGTCAGCGGGCGGAAGACACCCGACGCGTCGCGGGTCGCATTCGACGCGATCGCGATATGGGAAGGGACTTCCAAATCCGGTGCAGTGCACGCGCGCGGCGGCTCTGCCGACGACGTTGCACACAACTGGACGGCTTCGTATCCGTCCGTCAGCGTCAACGACGCGTTGCTGGCGTGGTCGCCGCGTCCCGGCGACAAGGTCACGCGCCAATTCGACGGGCAGTTTTACGAGATCGCGCGCACCTATCCAGACGGCATGGGCCGCTTGCTGCTGCAGTTGACCGCCAAGAAGCGCTGGCCTGTCGTCGATGCCGGACTGCCCTCGTTGCGCTTCGATATCGCTTCGAACAGCCAATACGTTCCGCTGGTGTGATGATTGCAACACCCACGATCGCATCCGTCGCCGCGCAGATCGCGGCGCTTGCGCTGAAGGTCGACCAGCTCACTGCCCTGGTCGAGAAGCTGCAGCAACCGTCGACGCCGACAATGGCCGGTTCACTTTCATTCAACGTGCCCGCGAACAGCGGCCTGTTAGGAGCAATCTGATATGCCCATTTCGGTCAAAAACTCTGCAGGCGTCGATACCGTCATTTCGACGATCGATGACCTGATCGCGATCGTCGGGCAGGGTGCGAGCCCCGCGGCCAACACCATGCAGGCCCGGCTGGAGAGCTTGAAGACATTCGTCGACGGGCTCGAAGGGCTATTGGGAACGACGAACGGCTCGCTCACCACCATTGCAGGCTATACCGACACGCTGGAAAGCCTGATCACGACGCTTAACGGTTACGTAGACGGGCTCGAGACTCTCGTCGGGTCAAGCAATGCAAAGCTCGACACGCTGCACACTGATCTAGCCGCGGCTACGGTGGGGACTACGGCGCCCGGCACCGATGCTGGTGGCTTGGTTGGTATGCAAGGCGCTGCGAACATGGTGCCGGTCGCTAGTGTCGGCAAATCATTGGTGTTCGACGTGACGCTTTCGGCGAGCACCGGTGCACAGGCGGTCGGTACGCTCATCGCTGATACGCAGGTCCTCACGAACCTGTTTCGCATTTCAGATGGCACCGCCTGGCTCAACTCGATCCAGATCATCGACAAAGATGATCTAAAACAGGCGATCGACGTTTATATTCTGGATGCAAACGTATCGATGGGGACGGAGGGTAGCGCGGTCAGCATTAGCGACGCCAGTGCGGTTAGCCTTTACGGCCCGTTCTCGATTGCTGCAGCGGACTATAAAGATTTGGGCGGTGTGAGCGTAGCTTCGCTTCGCGGGATTGGCCAGACGCTCAAGGCTGTCTCAGGAAGCCGCAACGCGTACATCGCAGCAGTGTGTGCCAGCGGAACGCCGACCTATACAGCCGCGGGCTTGATTGCGCGGCTTGGATTGTCTCTCGATTAAAGGGGTGGTCGAAATGCCAAACCTTTTGCATCGGAGGCGGACGCTGTCGAGGACTGCGAGGCCGATCGTGGTGATCGGTACGACGGTAACCTGGGATCCAGCTAACAAGACGTCGCGGATAAATTTGGATGGAACAAAACTGATTGCGACTTACAATGACGGCGGCATAACGTTTGGTTCGGTCAAGGCAACCACCTCGGTGTCCTCGGGCGATCATTCATTTTCTGTCGTCATTAATCAGAATGACGACACTCTAAATCTTGTAGGTATCGGCAACGCCACTGCTGATGTAAATAATTACGTTGGGTTCGATCATAACAGCGTCGGGCTTCTTAGTAATGGTCAAATCTGGACCGGCGGGGGATCGTCGGGGGCGACAGTTGGAGGGTATGCCAACGGCGACACCGTGACTGCCTATCTCAAGGCATCGTCGAGCTTGCTTTTCTTCAAGACCAATTCCGGGGATTGGAACAACAACCCGTCAGCCAACACAGCTACCGGCGTTGGCGGGTTTGATATTGCGGCCGCCAGCGTCGCGGCTGGCCCGTATTTTCCGATGGTCTCGATGTACATCCTCGGCAATCAGCTCACTGCTAATTTTGGAGGGTGGTGATGGGGTGGCTTCTCTTGAGCTCTCAGGTGCGCGGCGCCTCTGGCTCCATTCAAACGAACGTGCAGTACGATGGCGCGTTCATGAACATTGCGAAGCAGTACCAAAGCCAGCAATTTTTCGCAGGTTCGTCTCCTCGCGACGTAGACGCGTCGAAATACCCGATCAACACTCTAGGCGGAGTCATCGGCGGATCGATTGTCCTTGACAAGGGATATTGCGGAAACGCTGTTGATTGGAAGATAAAAAACACCGGCACGCGGCATCTTGGGTTCGTCTTCGGGACGAACATTACGATTTCCGGAACTTCGGGTGCAGTTACATATTCCGGAGGAACATCGTCAACCGCTGAAATCCACTTCACCGGCCCGGGCGAAGTGTTCTTTCGATTTGTTAATTACACAAATGCCGAATTAGGATTTTATTTCCCAACTGGGTTCGCAAATGCAGCTGGCACCGGCGGTCTCGTGATTTGCCGCGTCAGTGATGAGGCTCGGATAGATGCGGGTTACTTCTACACCCCAGAATGGCTAGCGAGATATCGGGACATCAATCCTGTCTCCGCGAGAACCATGGGTTGGAATAATGTCTTCGGCCAAGGCTCCAATCACGTTAAATGGGAGCATCGGACGCTTCCGACCGACCTGAGCTGGTTCAATGAGGCTTATCCGGTCGATCTCTGGAGTAGCTCCGTCACCACGTCCGACAATATCGCTTATGTCTGCAACAATCCCTCCGGCAGCAACCCGCTGGCATATGAAGACGGTGAGCAAATACAATACCGGGTGACGTCGACCAATGCGGATGGAAATACCACCATGAATAGAGGTGGTCTTGGCCCTATCCGCATCGCTGATCGAACCGGCGGTGCTATCTTTGGCGGAAGCCTGCCCGCTGGGACGCTAGTGACGCTTACCTACGACGCCATTCTGGGTAAGTTCCTGCTTTTCTACGGCGGCATCTCCTTCAATATTCCGGTTGAGGTGATGATCCAGATGGCGAATGAGCTGGATGCCGATTTGTGGGTATGCATCCCTCCGTTGTTCAACAACGCGGCCGTGAGGGCGTTGGCGGACTTGATCTTCCATCCTACCGGCGGACTTTTGCAGTGGTTGGCAGGATTTTTCGAGTACAGCAATGAGATTTGGAATTTTGGATTTTTCCCGACCCATCTGCTCTATGCCCGCGGGCTCGCTCTCGGCTTTCCGAACAGCAACAACGAGCCGTATCACAACATGTACGGGCTTCGGGTCTGCGAGATCAGCCCTCTGGTCATAGCTTCGTGTCTGTCAAGTGGAAGGCCGAGATCCTCCGTACAGCGCGTTATGGCCTCGTTTGCCATTCCTGATTTTGTGGATCAGGCAAGGGTGTATCGCTTCAATGGCTTCGATCTAAATAGCGCGGCTTATCCGCTCTATGGGGCGTACACCGGTGGAGTCGATCACGACACCTATCCGAACCGGCCGAGAGATCACAGCGACGTTCTTTCAGACGCTCCGTATTACGCCGGCGCCAACATGCAATATCTTGGGCAGAATTTTGTTGCTGCGAGCGCTGGCGTGCTTTTGACAGCGCGAAATAATTATGCGGCCGGCGGGGCCAGTCGAACCGCGGCAATTAGCTGGCTGGACAACGACATCCGGCAAGGATTGGTTGGTGGCGTCGGTGCTCTCGGCGGCAATACACTCAAGGCGTATTCCGATCCGGGGGGCCTCTACGATCTTTACGAGGCGATCACAGCTGATTGGGCGATCGACGGTCGAACGACCCCGGTGACATTTCAGCCATATGAAGGAGCCAACCAACAGACGGCGCCGGAAACGTGGTGCGTGCACATCACGCTTGGCATCAGCGTTGATCACACCGTGACGTTCAGCACAACGAGCGGGCCGGGAGCGCAAGCGGTTAATTGGACAGGCAACACATTGCAGGCGGGTGACCGAGTTTCATTTGCATCAACCGGAGCACTGCCGCCGGAAATCAGGAATGACGACAATCCCCTGGATGGCCAAAAGCACGGCAGGGATTATTTTGTGATGAACCCGTCGACGAACGCATTTGATATTTCGGCGACCTATCACGATCCGATAGCAATAACTCCAACGACTGCAGGCACCGGCACCATTACGGCTTGGGCGTCGCCGGGGCTCGACAACTTGGTCGAAGACCACAAATTGAGCGACGTTGGATACAGCCTAGCTTTCGATTACCTCACGCAATCGGTCGCTAGAACGCACTCGAAAAGGCCGTGTTGGTTCTTGATCCAAGGCGACAGTGCATGGTCGGCGATGAAGGGCGGCATATTTTCTGAAAAATATCGAATTTACGACGCTGCGAAGGATTGGCGTTGAAATGACGCACTTAATGTTTTTCGCCGAAATGCTAGCAAGGCGATACCGGCGAACCCGAAGATCATCATCGCCCACGTAGTCGTTTCCGGAACGGCCGTGGCGAGCTCGGGTGGTGGTGTATAAAATCCTGGGCCATTCCAACCAACGCGGATGCCGCTTTTGCCTACCGGGATAGTGTAAATTAGGTCGAATGTTGCGGAGCTGCCAGCGGTTGTATAAGGCCAATACCAACCCGGGAAACTGCCCGGTTCGTAAACGGCGCCCGCTCCAGCTTGTAAATACACTGGCGGACCTGAGAATATGTGACCAACCTGCTGGGCGGGGATTGTCACGCTGCCGAAGTCAACGACATCGCCGGGTGCGAAAGGCATGAACGGAAAAATTAGGCCGTTGCCGCAATAACACGAACCGGGAAAGATGCCGTCCGGAGTTACCGTGTTGAGGTCAATATAGTAGGTGGCGGCTTTGGCCGTGAAGCTGCCAAGACACAGCAGGAAGGCGAGCACGAAGCGCATGGAAATACCCCCGGTGAAATGGGTACATTCACCTTTCCCGCGCCGGTTGAGTCAATTGACCTGGCAAAAAGAACCGGCTTGACTCTTCAAAAGCTGTAGTTTTGCGCCCACGCAGCATCTTCGGCTTCGAGGCGGTCCTGCTCTTCTTTCGGCAAGAAGCGGCGGCGAACGCGCTCTTTGTGCCCTTCGATGCCAACCCAAAAAATGAAGCTAGTCAGGGCCACAAGCAGCCCGCCCCCTATCAAGAGGTTAAACATCTGGACAGCCTCTTCGCGCTGCCCGGCTGGTGCCGGGTGGTTGATATTCAGCAGCGAAGGTTGCTGACCCCCAATATTAGGCCCACGCCCGGAGCGACCGGACGCTGCTACTAAGCCCTATTTTTGGAGCCACCCGGCATAAGCCGTTTAACCTTCGCTGCCTTTGAAGCGCCTCCGGATATCAAGCCATCGACGCGCAGCGACGCTAACCGACCCTGAAATCCATTCCAAGGGTCTAAAACGGGTCCAAAAAGCCCAAAGCCATCGAAACCCACTGGATTTCGCACAAAATGACCCTCGCTCGGACCGCCTTGCGCTTTGCCGCGCTCGCCGCGCTGAAAGGCGCGACGCCCTCGACGGGCCCGACGATCGCGGCCAACCGGGTCTACGACAGCCGGGTGAGCGACTTTTCGCCGGAGACGTACCCCGACGATGCGAAGCCGACGGTCATCATCCTGACCGATGATGATGAGGGCGACGGCCTCTCCGAACAGAACGGCGGCCCGCCGTTCCACCGTCACATCAACCTCGTGATGGAATTCGCGATGGTGCAGGGCTTCGATATCGCGCTCGAAGGCGGCGGCTCGGAGTTCGTTCCTGGCTATCCGTCGACCGACGCCGAGCACGAGATGTCGCTCGACTTGCTCGAATTCCAGATCACGCGGCGGCTGGCCTACGATCTCGATCCGATCTGCGCGCTGTTTCGCAGCTTCACCCGGGTGTGGAAGCACGACTGCCACCGCCAGGTGCTCGATGAGACCGGCGTCAAGATCGCCGCGCGCGTGCTGACGTGGCAGGTCGAGGTCTCCGACGATCAGGTGAACGTCTATCGGCCGAACCAGATGCAACCGACCGGCTACGACATCCTGCCCTGGCCTCTCAGCAAGGTCGCCAAGGCACTTCCGGACGGCAATGAGAAGAAGCTGTGCGACGCGCTGGTCGCGGCGCTCACGCCGTTGTCGGCCACGGTTCTCACCGGGCTCGATCTCGACGTGGTCAACGCGGAAGGCATCGGCGAGCAAGACAACACGTTCAACCACATCGAAGCGCCGATCGACCTGCAGCAACCCTGAAACCCGAAGGATCAAACCGATGACCGAATTCGTTTATGTGAAGCCCGCGTTCGAAGGCGGCCGCATCCGGATGCCCGACCGCGACAGCAAGGTGATGCCGGCCGAGGGCCACACTGTTCCGCGGATCGATTTCTATGAGCGGCTGATCATCGCCGGCGATCTGGTCATCACGGATGATCCGAATGCGCCGAAGCCCGCCGCGCACCCCGACGCGCACAAGGACAAGCTGGCGGCGCCAAAGCACGGCTGATCCACCCCCATTCGTTTTTGCCATCTCACTTAGGAGCGCAACGCAATGCCCGTTTTGTTCAACAATATTCCGTCGAATCTTCGCGTTCCGCTGTTCTATGCGGAAGTGAACGCGGGGCAGTCGCCCTTCCAGGGACCAAGCCGGACGCTGCTGATCGGCCAGAAGACGTCGGCCGGCTCCGCGCCGGCCAACGTGCCGATCATCCTGAGCGGCGACCCGCAGGCGCTGGCCGGTCCCGGCTCGATGCTGTCAGAGATGGCGATCTGGGCCCGGCAGAACCATCCGTTCGGCGAAATCTGGATGCTGCCGATCGCGGACCCTGCGGGCGCGGCGCAGACCCACACCGTCACCGTGGCGTCGGGCATTGCCGGCAGCACGGGACAGCTTGTGCTGTACGTCGGGGGCGAGAAGGTCGCCATTTCGGTGTCCTCGACCGACACCAATGCCAACGTCGCGGCGAACCTGTCGGCGGCGATCAACCTCGGCTACTACAAGTTCGGCCGCAACCTGTCCTTCCCGGTGCTCGCTTCCGTTTCCACCAACGTCGTCACGCTGACGGCGCGCAATGTCGGCGCGCTGGCCGCCAAGCAGTCGATCCTGAAGGACCTGGTCGGCGATGAGGGCGCGCTGCAGACCTATCTGACGATCGCCGCGGGCACCGCGGGCACCGGCACGCCGCTGCTCGGCTCGGCGATCGCCGCCCTCGGCGACCAGGAGTTCGATTTCATCTGCGCGCCCTATGCGGACACCACGTCGCTCGACGTTATCAAGGATTTCCTGGGCGGCACGTCCGGCCGCTGGTCGCCGATCCAGCAGATCTATGGCCACTATTTCACCGCGATGTTCGACACCTATTCGAACGTCGCCGCCTTCGGCGTCGGCCGCAATGATCCGAACGTGTCGAACATGGGCGTGGCGAACTCGCCGTCCTCGCCGTGGCGCTGGGTGGCGGCCTACGGCGCGCGGATCGCGTCCGACAAGAATCTCGGCGGCGAGGTCGACCAGGCCTACCGGATCAGCCGCCCGGTGCAGACGCTCGACCTGGTCGGCATCCGTCCGCCGCAGAGCCGGGTCGACTGGTGGAACATCACCCAGCGCAACACGCTCTACCAGGACGGCATCGCCGGCTTCAAGGTCCAGATCGACGGCACCGTGATGCTCGACCGCGTCGTCACCACCTACCAGACCAATTCGTATTCGCAGCCGGACATCACCTGGCTCGACGTCGAAACCCGCCTGCAGATGGTCTACTTCGTGCGCTATTTACGCCAGCGCATCACCCAGAAGTACGGCCGGCACGCGCTGGCCGATGACAACCCGCAAGGCAACCCCGGGATCGTCACGGCCAAGATCCTCAAGGCCGAGTGTATTCATGTCTACACTGAGTTGGAGAACGGCGGCCTGGTCGAGAACTCCGACCTGTTCGCCCGATCGCTGGTGGTCGAGCGGTCGAGCGATCCGAATCGGGTCAATGCCTATCTGCCGGTCGACGTCATCAACCAGTTCCGCGTGTTCGCCGCCAACGCGACGACCTTCCTGCAGTATCCCGCCTAACAATTCGCCGGTCCGGACGCGGAGCGCAAAGCGGCTTAGCGCCGCCCGGCGATACCGATCTCAACTCTCCACTTTGAAAGGTAACCACCATGCACACCTCTGGCGGCCGCGTCTCCACTGTGATCGGCGGCGTCGCGTACTCCGCGCGCGGCGTGATCACGCTCAACCCGTCGAACATCAACGTATCGGCTGGCGTCAATCAGGACGGCAGCGTGTTCCGCACCGTGGCGCCGAAGGCGCGCACCGCGGAGATCACGTTCGACCGCTTCGTCGACAATGATGGCCAGCCGCTGAAATGGGCGGAGAACATCATGGAGCAGGTCAACCTCGGCATCACCTTTGTCGAGCAGGATGGCGGGCTGACGCATATCCTGTCGGGCGGCTTCTTCACGGGAGAACCGACGATGGATACCTCGACCGGCGAGGTCTCGGGCCTCGGCCTCGCCGCCGACAGCTACAAGACCATCACCTAGCCGCCCCGGCGCGCGCATCCAACAGGAGATTGTTGAACCATGGCGAATGCCACCATCATTTTGCTCGAACCGATCGAGGGGCCGGGCCCGACCAAGGAAGTCCCGATTGTGCAGATCACCCAAATCGTCCTGCGCGCCCCGAAGTTTCCCGACATCATGGCGCTCGGAGAGCCGGCTGCTTTCGCCCGCAGCGAAGGCGGCATGATCTTCCAGGCCGAGAAAGACGAGATCGTCGGCGACTACATCAAGCGGTTGCTGATCGAACCAAAGGACCCGCAGCTGCTCAACCAGCTCGGCCTGGCCGACAGCCTGCAGCTGAAGGAAGCCGTGTTCGGTTTTTTCAAGGCCGCGAGAGAGGCGATCTCGCCCTGATCGTCGACCACATGGTGTTCGATCTGAAGATCGCGACCATCGGCGAGATCATGCAGATGGAGATCGACCAGATCGACTTCTGGGATCATCGCCTTTACCTGCGGCATGTTGCCAAGAACGGACGGCCTCGATGAGCAGGATTATTGAGGCGAAGGCGGTCATCAGCGCCGCCGACAAGACCGGCAACGTCTTCGACAAGATCGCGGCCAAGATCAAGGGCGTCGAGAAATCGGCCAAGGCGTTCGAGGGCATGAAGGCGCCCGGGAAGTTCGTCGGCGACTTCAGTGCGGCGCTCGACAAGCTGAAGGCGACCGAACGCGAGATGCAGCAGATCCGCAAGAGCTGGCAGAATTTCGACCAGGCGCTCAAGTCCGGCGGCCCGATGCGGGCATCCCGCTACCTCGATGCCGTCGATATGTGGAAGACCAAGACGCTGGGGGCGTTGCGCCAGGTCAAGGCCGGATACAACGAGACGGACCGGCACCAGGACCGGTTCTTCCGCAAGGCGGGCCGCTACGCACTGACCGCCGCCGGACTGGGCGGCGGCGCCTATGCTGCGAACCGCGTCGGCCGCGCCGGCATCACCGCGGCGGCGACCGGCGCCCGCGAGAGCGCCCGCGATTATCTGGCCGGCATGTCGCCGGAGGATAGCAAGCGAATTCAGGCCGCGGCGATGCGGTCGTCGGCGGCCTATCCGTCGGTCGACAGCTCGACCATGCACGAACGGCTGCGCGACACCGCGATGGGGATGCGCTCGACCGACAAGGCGCTCGAACTGTCGGACACGATCGCGCAGGGCACCACCGTGCTGCAGTCGCTGAAAGGCAAGGACAAGGCGATCGAGGAAGGCCGCAAGTTCTTCTCGGCGCTCGACGTCATGGGCAAGAACGTCGACCCGAAGGAGGTCAAGGAACTGTTCAACGGATACATCAAGGCGCTGGGCGTCGAAGGCGCCGACATGGATCTCGGCGGCGTGCTGCAGATGGCGAAACAGTCGCGCGCCGCCGGCGGCATCCTGTCGAACCGCTTCCTGATGACCACCGCACCGGGCCTCGGCCGCGACCTCGGCGACAGCCAGCTCGGCACATCGCTGGCCTCGGCGCTGTCGCAGAACATCGGCGGCCGCGCCACCAAAGGGTCGAAAGCCGCACAGCAGGAATACGGCCTGCGGGACAAGAAAGGTGAGTTCCTCGACAGCCGGCTGGCGATGACCGACCCGGACAAATACGCCTGGGAAAAGATCATCCCGGCGCTGAAGAACAAGGGGATCGATCCCGACGATAACGTCGCTGTCGCCGGCGCATTGTCGAAACTGTTTTCCAACCGGACCGTCGGCGACGTCTTCACCAAGCTGATCAGCCAGCGCGAGCAATACCAGGCCAAGGCCGGCCAGTATGAGAAGGCGCCCGGGCTCGAGGGCGCCGGACCGCTGCTGCGCAAAGACCCGTTCGTCGGGTACGAAGGCATGCTGGCGCAGCTGCGCAATCTGGCGACGCAGGCGCCCTTGATGGACGCGGCGGCGTCAGGGCTGGCCAAAATCTCGGAGACCATCGGCAGCCTCAACAAGACGTTTTCGGAAGGCTCGACGGCAGAGAAGATCGGCGCCGGGATGGGTGTCGGCGCCTTGGGCGCCGGCGGTGCCGCTGCCGGCGCGCTGGGGCTGCGCGCGGCCTATCAATGGTTCACCGGCGGCCCGGCGGCGCTCAACGCCTCGGCGGCGGCGCTGGACGCCTCGGCGGCCGCTTTGACGGCGGCGGCGGCGCGGATCGCGGCCGGTTCGGCTGCTGGAGCGGCCGCGGCCGCTGCCGCGGGCGGCGGTGGCGCTGCAGCGGCCGGCGCCGGCGGCGCTGCCGCGGCCGCCGGCGGTTCGGCGCTGTGGACGGCGGGTGCGGCCGCGCTGCCGTGGGCACTCGGCGGAGCGGCGCTGCTGGGCGGCGGCTGGGCGATGAAGAAGAGCGTCGAGGATGCCGGCTACGTCGGCATGACCAGCGGCGAGCGCCTGCGCAAGCAGCGCGGCGGCTCGATGCGCGACATGCTGCGCCGGGAATGGCGCGGCCGGTCGGGCGCCGATCTTGATCCGGAGGCGTCGACCGGTCCGCAGGGTGGCGGTGGCACCGGACAAGTCACCGCGACCCTCACCGGATCGGCCGAGGTGAGCGGCGAAACCACGGTCAAGGTCGAGGTGACGGTCAATCCATCCAGCGAACTGATCACCGCGACCGCGACCGCCACGGCCAACGCCGCCCAGCTGAAGGGCATGTTGAACGCCAATGGTCCGGGATCGACCGGCCGCTCAAGTCCCGACGCCGCCGCGCCTTCGCCGAAGGGCAATACCGGCTACGGCGGATCGCATTAGCAGCGCCGCAAGAGGAAACACCTGATGGCGATCGCGCGGGACTGGCTGAAGACGCTCTGGGCGGCCTCCTACAAAGGCACGCCGTTTTTCGTTGAAAAGGACAACGAGGACGGCAGCCGGCGCATCGTCGAGCACGAATTCCCGATGCGGGATATTCCGTATCTGGAAGACCTCGGCGAGGGCGTCCGCCATTACGCGGTGACCGCCTATGTCGTGGGCGACGGCGCCGACGGCCAGGCCAGCTCCGTGATGCAGATCTGCGCCACGCGCGGGCCGGGCATTCTTGTCCTGCCGACGCATGGGCCGATCCTGGTCCGCTGCCTGACCTTCGAGCGCGATCGCTCCAAGGACAAGCACGGCTATATCGGCCATTCGCTGAAGTTCAGCCGCGAGGGCGCGGCCAGCGCGATCGCCTCGATCGCCTCGCTGGCCAACACCGTGTTCGTCAATGCCGACGTGCTGGCGCTCACCGCGGCGGTGTCCTTTGCGAAGGCTCTCCTGTTCGTCGACCAGCCGGACTATGTCCGCGACGCCGCCGTCGAGGCGGTCGCCGGCAACGCGGCGACGCTGGAGGCGGTGCGCACCTCGGCGCAGGTCGATCCGGACGTCAGCGCCCGGCAGCGCGAGGAAATACAATCGATCTTCGACGCCGCCGGCGACGTGACCGATCAACCGGTGGTCGGTGCGGCGACCTATCAGACCGCGATCGGGCAGCAGACCAATTCGCCGGCGGTGGATCTGGCGGCCCGGCTGATGGCGTCCGCTCGCGAACTCGGCGACGGCATGGCGCCGGAAGATGCGATTGCGACCTTTGAAGAGACCTTCGTCGGATCGCAGGTGGTGGTTCCGGCGCCGCTCTATGTGACGCCGGGCACGCTGGCCGAGGTCCGCAACCAGGAAGCCGGCTATCAGGCCATCCGGCTGGCGGCGCTGGCCACCTACAGCGAGGCGATCGCGCGGGTGAGCCTGCCGGACCGTCCGGCGGCGATCACGCTGCGGGCCAACGTCGCCGAACATTTCGAAAGCGAGTTGCTGATCATCAATGCCGCCGACATCGAGCTTGCGCACGCGGTCGCCAGAATGCGCGACGCGGTGATCGACTATCTCTCGCGCTCGATCCTCGATCTGGCGCCGGTGATCACGATCTCGGCCAATCTGGTGATGCCAAGTCTATTCTGGGCCTGGCGGCTCTACCAGAATCCGAACCGGGCTTTTGAGATCGCCGGGCGCAACCGGTTGCCGCACCCGTCGTTCGTGCCGGTCGAATTCGAAGCGCTGGGCAAATAGAGCATGGGTATCGAGGTCGTCAGCATCAGCGCCGGCGGTGGCAACTACACGGCGTTCGAAGAGATATCGGTCAAGGCGGCCTTCAACGAGGCCGCGCGATCGTTCGAATTCACGGTCGCCGCCGAACTCGGCGCCTCCGCCACCAACGCGATATTCACGGTCGGCACCGAAGTGTCGATCAGTGCGAACGGCGATCTTCTGCTCACCGGCCATGTCGACAGCCGCGAGCCGTCGTTCGCGGCCAGGAAGGCCGAGATCAACGTTTCCGGACGCTCGAAGTCGGCCGACCTGGTCGACGGCAGCGCCGAGCATGAAACCGGGCAGTTCAAGGACAAGGACCCGCTGGAGATCGGCCAGGCGGTCTCCAGCGAATACGGCGCCAAGTGGGAGAGCGACCAGCAGCTCGAGAAGGTCGACCAATATCAGCTGACGCAGGGCGAGAGCTGTTTCCGCTGCGTTGAGAAACTTGCGCGACAGCAGGGCATGACGATCACCGGCACGCCGGAGGGCAATGCCAAGATCACCAAGGCTGGCAATGATCGCAACGGCGCGCTGATCGAAGGGCAGAACATCCTCAGCGGCACCGCGCATCACAACGGCTCGAACCGGCATTCCAAGATCATCGTCCGCGGCCAGCGGCCGTTCGGGCACGGCGACGAGAACATCGAGATCGAGGCCAAGGAAGAGGACGGCGCCGTCAAACGCCATCGCGCGATCATCATCATCCAGGACGAGGACACCACCAAGGATCGCGCCAAGAAGCGCGCCAAGAACCGGAAGAACCGCGCCGCCGGCAACGCGCTGAAGGCGACCATATCGACGCAGGGTTTTCGCGACGACGGCGGCAAGCTGTGGACGCCCGGCGCGCTGACCTACACCGAAAGCCCGTTTCTCGACATCTCGCAGGACATGCTGATCGAGAGCGTGACCTATCAGCAGAGCGACCGCGGCTCGATCGCCACGCTGCAGCTGGTCGATCCCAAGGCCTATGACGGGCAGGGCGGCGGCGGCGGCAAGGGCAACAAGTCCGGCGCAAGCTGGAGCATGGAGTAATCCGATGCAGTACGAGCATGACGACGCGGTCCGCTCGACCACGCGGCGCGCCCGCATCGTCAAGGTCGACGACGAGAAGAGCCAGCAGCGCGTCGACATCAAGGGCCTGAAGAACGAAAAGCCGAAGGAGATCTGGCGGCCGATGGATTTCGGCTTTTCGTCCAATCCGCCAAAGGACAGCGACGGCGTCATGGTCCAGATGGGCGGCCGCTCCGACCGCACGCTGTACCTCGACGCGGGCCATGAAAAGTACCGGCCGAAGAAGACGCCGGAGGGCGGCACGGTCCTGTTCAACCACTCCGGCGATATCATCCGGGTGTTCAAGGATAACCTCGACGTCGTTCACGCCAAGAAGATCAATCTGAAGATCGGCAAGGGCTACAACGCCGGCGAGAGCGGCAGTCCGAGCGGCGAAACCGACGACGCCAGCAAGGAGGGCGACGATAATATCTCCATCGTCGCGACCAAGGATGCCGTCACCATCACGTTCAAGGACACGTCCGTGAAGCTTGAAAACGGCAAGGTCACGCTGACGTCGCCGAAGCATGTCCTGGTTGGTGAAGTCCATCTGGGCGATGAAGGCGGGACGCTGATCGGCCTCTGCGGTGGGGCCTGCGCCACGAAAGTTTACGCCGTATGACCGCGCTTCGGGTCCGGATCGGCGAGGGCGACAAGCCGCAGAGCAATTTGCTGTGGGACAGCCAGTGGAAGCCGCCGGAGGGCGCTGCCGACTGGGCGCTGGCCGGTGCGGCCGAGACCGCGAACCGCGGCGGCTTGCGCGCCACGGCAGCACTTCACACCGCGATCGTGCTCTGCCTGTTCACCGACCGGCGGATTCCCGACGACCATCCTTTGATGTGGCTGGTCGAGTATGGCGATCAGCGCGGCTGGTGGGGCGACGGCGAGGATGTCCGCCGCGACATCAGCGAAACCGACCTCGGCTCGCTGCTATGGATCTTCGAGCGTTCGACCTTGACGGAAGAAATCCGGCGCTGGGTCGAAGTGATCGCGCTGGAGGCGCTGGCGCCGCTGATCTCGCAGGGCGCCGCGGTCCGGATCGATGCCCAGGCTTTTGCCGAGTTCGAGTTCGACCGGCTCGATCTGTTCGTGCAGGTCTACGGCCGCAACGGCGACAAGATCTATGAGGCGCGGTTCGACGATATCTGGAAGCAGTCGGTGACGTCGCCGGCGCCGCTTCCGTTCCCCGGTTTCGGAGCCGGACTGCCGGTCGATACCATCGGCAGCGGCCAGCTCCTGTTCAACGTCGCTGGCAACAGCGGCTACGTGCCGCTGATCTGAGCTGAGAGGAATTCTGATGTTCGCAATCCCGTCCCTCTCGGACCTGCTGCAGCGCGCGCGGCAGGGCTTCCGGACCTATCTGCCGGGTTCGGACGCGTGGGTCTGGCCGAACAACATCTATGCCTCCGCCAAGGTGCTGGCCGGCATGACGTTCGAGGTATTCGGATTCGCCTCGTACATCTCGAAGATGATCTTTGCCTCGACGGCGCCGGATATCGAGACCTTGCGGCTGCACGGCGTCGAGTTCGGTATCCCGCAGCTGCCGGCGGCACCCGCCGGCGGCCAGGTTTCATTTGTTTCGCAGGCAGCGATCACCGTGGCAACGGGCGCAACGCTGCAGCGGGCGGATGGTGTCACCTTCCTGGTGACCTCCGGCGGGCTGTTGACGGGTGCCGGGACGCTGGAAGTGTTTGTCACCGCCTCGGCCGACGGCGCGATCGCCAATTCGGAAGAGGGGACCCCGCTCACCGTGCTGTCCGGCTTGACCGGGACCGCGCCGGCGAGCGTCGGCCCGGGCGATATCGTCCAGGGCGCCGACATCGAGGATATCGAGAGCTACCGCCAGCGCATCCTGTTCCGCAAGCGCAACCCGCCGCATGGCGGCTCGGCGGCGGACTACGTGATCTGGGCGCGCCAGGTGCCGGGCGTCACCCGGGTTTTTGTGGAACGGCTCTGGGCCGGCAGCGGCACCGTCCGGGTGTTCGTGTTCATGGATGGCATCTATCCGAACGGCATCCCGGCGCCGGCGGCGATCGCGACGGTCGCCGCGCACCTTGCGACGGTTCAGCCGGCGAGCGCCGTTGTCAGCGTCGCGGCACCGGCGGCGAATCCGATCAACATCACGATCGACAATCTGGTGCCGGACACGGTACTGACCCGGGAGGCCGTGGCCGCCGAGCTGCGCGCGGCCTTCTTGCGCCTTGGCCGGGTCGCCGGTAACGACACGCCGCATTCCGGCATGCCGTTCCTCGCGACGCCGGCGACGTTCTCGCTGTCATGGATCTATCAGGCGGTCGCCAACGCGCCCGGCGTCATCAGCTTCGATCTCGTCGCACCGGCTGCCGACACGGTGTTGCCGGTCGGGCGCACCGCGACGCTCGGCACCCTGACATTCGTCTGACGGGTTAGCACATGGCAAACCAGAACCCGTTCCATTGCCCCACCTTTGTGGAGAGCTTTCTGGCGACCTGCGCGCTGTGGCCGCGCGGCCGCGCCTGGCCGGTCAGCGACGGGTCGACGCCGAGCAATTATCTGGGCTGGATCGCGGCGCTCGTCGGCGTCCCGGTATCCTGGCCGACCGGCTTTGTGCAAGCCGGTTACAGCGCCGCGCTGGCATGGCTGCGCAACTATGCGGAGACGCGGCTTTGCGCGCTGCGCCTTGAGTTCTGGTGTCAAACCGAGACTGAGACCAACGATCAATGGATGATCGAATACGGGTTGCCCGACGATTGCGATCCGTTTCCGGACCTCTGCACCAAGGTGGCGGCGATCGGCGGCACCCGCTGCGAATATTATGCGGCGATCGCGGCGCGCGCCGGCTGGACCATCGAGTGCCTGACCCGCTCCAACGATTGCGGCGAGGGCATCGGCTGTTTCGAGGTCGGCTGCGACCAGGTCGGCCCGCTGGCGCCGGGCTCGACGCTGGTTATCACGGTGCATCTCGGCGCCAGCGCGGCCTACACGGCGCAGGTCGCAGGCCTGCCCTACGTCGGAAACTTCGAAGTCGGCATGGATCTCGCCTGCACGCCGGACCTGACGCCCCTGCAGTGCATTCTGGAGCGCGTCGTTCACGCCCACGTCACCATCGAATACGTCACCACCGCTTGAAGGATAGCTGAAAATGGCCCTTGATATTGTCGGACCGGCAAACGCTCCGAACGCCGTCACCGTGCGTCCCGCCGACACCCGCACGTTCGGTGCTGCGGACACCTGGGTGCAGGACTGTTCCTCGCCCAGTGCCAACGACGGCACCAAGGTCCAGGCCGGCTTCGTCAACGCGCTGATCGGTCAATTCCGCAACCTGATCCGCGGCAACGGTCAGACCGCGGCGGCCGCCGATATCGTCACCCCGTTGAACAGTGACGACAGCATGGTGCTGAAGGCCCTGCAGCACATGATCCAGCGCGGGATGGTCAATTACGCGGCCGACACCGGTACCGCCGACGCCATGGTGGTGACGCTGTCGCCGCCGCTCGCCGAATACAAGGTCGGTACCGCGCCGATCCGGGTCAAGAAATCCGCCAACGCGAACACAACCACCACGCCGACGATCAATGTCAACGGCCTCGGGGCCGTCACCATCCTGCGCCTGGACGGCGCCGCGCTCGAGGCCGGCGAACTGGCGGCGAGCGGCTTTTTCAGCGTCGCCTTCGACGGCACCAATTTTCGCAAGGTTTCGGTCGACCGCGAGGCGACCAAGGCCGAGGCCGAAGCGGGGGCGCTGGCCAGCCCGTTCATTTCGCCGCTGACCCTGTTCCAGCGCCGGACGCCGTTCTTCTTTGCAACCGGCAGCTCGCCGCAAGGCATTCCGTCGGGCGCCGATACCAAGGTGACGAATATCGGCAGTGTCGGCGCCAGCTACTTCAATTCGGGCAGTGGCTTCGCATCGGCCGCTTTCACTTGCGGCGCAAAGGACGCCGGTGCCTGGCTGTTCGCCGGCTATGCCGCGCTCGAATTGCTCACGGCGTCAGCGGGCGGCAACGACTATCGCGCCTCGATCGCCACCAACGGCGGCACCGGCGCCTTCATGACCACGTATATCAATCCGAGCGATACCTACGGCATCGTGGTGACGACGCCGATCAAGGTGCTGTCCGGCGATGTCATCGATTTGCGCGTTTTCCAGAACACCAGCGCGACGCGCAACGTGGTGTCGACGCAGCTGTTCGGCCTTCGCCTGTCCGGCGCGGTCTAAATCTCCCACCAAGGATCAGAAAACGATGACCGACCAGGTTGAGGAACAGACTGTTCCGAACACGCCGCAGCAAGCCCGTTTCACGGTGGCGATCGAGGACGTCAGCGTTCTCATGGCGTCGCTGCGCAGCCAGTTGCGGGGATCAGGCAGTGGTATCTTTTTCGAAGACGGCGAACTCGTTGTTCCCCCGGAATTCGAAACCGAGATCGCGAGCGCGATTGCGGCCATGCCCGCGGCCCGCAAAACGGGCTTGGTCGCCTATGCCGCGACGGTGCGTTGGCAGAGGGAGATCGGCGGCATCACCGTCAGCGGCACCAGGATCGCGACCGACGACCGCTCCAAGCAGATGATC